CGGAGTGTTTAAACAATGAGTGATGACTGCGACAGCCTTATCACGACAGCCCCATTATTTATCGTGCATGGTGTTGACCCCAGCGGGCGCAAGTTCGCTGGGTTATACAACGAACAAGATGCCCGATACTTAAACCAACTAGACCCGTGTTTAAACAAGGTGTTTGAACGGTCAACGGGTCGCATGGTAAACTTCAACCAATAACATCTACGAAAGGACTGGAAAACTTATGTGTGGAATTGCAGGCTTTTGCCTTAACCCTAAAGAACACCAACGCAGCAGCGTTGCTGACCTTGCAGGTCAGATGCTGCTGGACATTGAACACCGTGGACAACATGCCACGGGCAGCGCATGGATTAACCCTGCCAACGGCAACCGTGTAATCCTAAAGGCTGCCATCCCAGCAACAAAGTTTGTTCAATACAACAAAGACCTATGCCGAAATGCACAGACCGCAATTCTGCATACCCGCTGGGCTACCCAAGGCGACCCGAAAGATAACAACAACAACCATCCCATCCCCCGTGGCAAGATTGTGTTAACGCACAACGGACACATCAGCAACGACAGGGAGTTGTTTAAACAGTTAAAGGTTGCACGCAACGGCAAGGTTGACTCAGAAGCCGTGGCAGCATTGCTGGGATTATCTGCCCAGCATCCAACCGAATTGCTGCCCACTATCCAAGGCACAGCAGCGCTGGCATGGATTGAACAAGGCGCATCTAATCTGCTGCACCTTGCACGGGTTAACTCATCCCCATTGTGGATTGGTCAGACCAAGCGTGGCTCATTGGTTTACGGTTCAACCTTAGACACCGTGGAAAATGCAGCCACCATGCTAGACACACGCCTTGACTGGACATACGAAGCCAACGAAGGCGAGTATTTTAAAGTCAAAGACGGCAAGATTGTGGAGTGGCAAGCGTTTAAACCATACCGCAACGCTTACACCTACGACTGGCGCAACATGGCGTTTGATGATGATGATGAGTGGAACGCCATGACCGAACACAGCATGATGAACTACTAAACAGCCGTACCAAGATAGCCCCGTCAGAAATGGCGGGGTTATTTTTTTGTGTAAAAGTTGTGGATAAATAAAGTGTTTAAACAGATGTCCTATTTGCCCCGCTTTTGTTTTGCTTTAGCAAAACAAAAGTGAGTCTAGCACACGGTGCAAGCCAAGTGTTTAAACGCGTGTCGTATTCCAACTAGGTGGTGGTGGCGGTGGTTCCGGTGGTGGTGGCATGGTAAATGTTTAAACAAAGATAACAAAATTGTTATGAATTATTTTTAAAATGTGCTTGACTATGCACGAATAGGGCATGAGATGATAGGTCTTGTGTTGGTGAGAGATGCAGGTCTAACCAGCGTAATCACCAACACACCTAACAGAAAGGCTGGACATGTACACAGACGAACAAGTGGAAGCCATGTGGAAACAGGGCGACAACAAGAAACCCTATCTGCTTGTGCTTTACAACAAGGCAACAAAGAAAGAGTGGGAACCACAGACTTTCTATGCGGAAAGTTTGAAGCAAGCAAAGGCGCTAGCCATTGAGTGGCAAGTGCGTTTTTGTGGGCAGCAAATGCGAGTGCAGACAGTACAGGCGGTGAGTTAATCATGCTGGAAATTAGAAACCAAGTCATAGCAAAGATTGCTTACCACTTACGCATGGAACAAGCAGGCAGAACATGGAAGCAAGGCACAGTCAGTTATCACAAGAACAAAGCAGAAGCATACAAAGAAATGCTGGCTATGCTTGACCAAGCAAAGGTAGGTGTTTAAACATGGCTGCCATTAAAGTTAAAAAACATCTACACATTGACCGAGTGTGGACAAAGGACATCACTTTCACATACCAAGGGGATGAATACTATGTCCATCTCCTATGGGATGAGCGTGAAGGGTACAAGTTATGGTGGTTTAAAGACGAGAACCATGCCGAGTACAACTTAGAACCTGAGTGGGTTCCAACTTATCAACCAAGTGAAGGTGATGATGGGCAACACAATCTCGCAATCCAACTAGATGCCTTGTGTATAGACAAGGGAGAAGGTCGGAGAGTAGAACACATACAGGACATGCTAGATGAGCATGACCGTTTAAACGCTATGGAACTGGAGTAGTTATGACCGTGCAAGTGTTTGAAAATGGCGTACTAATTTGGTACGACACCGCCAATAAATTGGATGGAGTGCTAAGTAAGGTGAGCAACCTTGCATACTTTCACCCACAAGATAATGCAATCGCTACCCTTGCAGCAGAAGCAAATGCAATCCGCACAGAAATCAACAATGCAATCTCAGACAAAGGTGTGTTTGGAACTAGAAAGGTTGGTGTTTAAACATGGCTAATCATCCAGCAACCAAGGGTGTTGTCCTTTATCCTGACGGAACATACGCACGCAGGGTATTTGACTCACTAGAAAAAATGACAACGCAACCTTGTTGTGCCTATTGGCTGGCAACATCACCTATTGGGACAACATCAAAGGCAACATGATTATTGTTGGCACAGATGATGGTGAAGGATACGACACCGACATCAGCCAGCATTGGCTTGAAACAGTAGAAAACTTTTGGACAGCAAGAGAACTACATGAGTGGGAGAAGGCAGCATGAAACAAGAAAAGCCGTATCAGTATCAACCGCAACTCAAAGAAACACAGAAGCCAAGCCGACAAATGAGAAAGCGTAAGTTTAAACGCAGCAACCTGACTACCCGTGGAGTTAAAACGGTAGCAGCAACGGCGTTTGTACTGGGTTTACTCATTGGCTACCAAGCAGCACCAAGTAAAGCCATCTCATCAGCCACCCCACCGCAGCCAGCGGTTGGGTTGGTTGCTTATCACACCAACGATTACCAATTACATGCCATCAATTTACTTATGCAACGCAATCAAGTAGAACAATGGTCTTGTTTGTGGGCGTTATGGACTGCCGAAAGTAATTGGCGAAACAAAGCAGAGAACAAATCAAGTGGCGCATACGGCATAGCACAATTCATGCCAGCCACATGGAAAAATGTTGGATACGAAAAGACATCTGACGGGTTTATCCAAGTCCAAGCAGGGCTTGCTTACATTGACCACCGCTACGCAGGTTCCCCGTGCAAAGCATACGCACACTTCCTTGCCAAGCGGTGGTACTAATGTCGTTTAAACCACAACATCACAGAGTCCTATCAAAAAAAGAACTGGCAGACCTTACATACTATTACCTTTCGTATAACTCAACTGAGTTTGCGAAGGGTAATTGTGTAGGTATAGATACTGAATTGTTTTATCCCGAAAACCACGAACTTACGGCAGACCAACGAGCGCTGTTTAAACGGATGTGTGGCGATTGTCCGGTCAAAGCCTTATGTTTAGAGTGGGCATTGTGCCATGAACGAGAAGGGATTTGGGCAGGCACTAGCCCTTACGATAGAAGGCGGATACGACACGCTCAAAGGATTGGAGTTGCTGACCCATCACTTGCAAGCAAGCATCTAATCTGATAAGTTTTACCCTGAACAACACCCAATGGTTCCAGTCCCAGCGGGTGTTGTTTCTTTTATAGCCCTAGTTTTTTAGCAAGCATAAATACTTCATCACTTAAATCATCAAGAGTTCCATCATTATAGATAACATGTTTAAACACATACCTATCCATTGCATGTTCTGATGTGTGATGATTAACTGGTGCGTGGTTATGACGATTGATACGCCATACATCACCATTACGATTTAAAATTTCCTGTGCTTCATTTTCAAAGCGAACATCAGGGATGACCCAACGCTGGTTAGGTTCAGTATCTATCTGTTTAAACGCAACATCTGTCCATACATTACTGCCCAGTAGCGAGCGCCCAACTTCTGTTCCAAATACCTGTAATAACCTACGCACTTCTGCATTTCCTTTGGCTACATCCCAACCATAATCCTCAACTAAATCTGCCACACGGATACCATCATCAAGCATTGGATTAAGGCGAACCACGCCTTCACGGATTGCATCAGCAAATGCTATGCGTTTGAACCCATAGTTTAAACACAATAGTTCTGCAACTGTATCTTTACCTGATTGGGCATAGCCCGATAGTCCAATAATCAAAACTCAACACCTACCCATACAAAGAATAAATCTAAATAAATGTGGTATCTATCAATACTAAAGCCAACGGCAAAGCGCCTGTATGAAAAACCAAAACTTAACCATAACTTACCAACTTTTATTTCCTTACTCATACCATCTCACTTTCGGATAGACTGTTATCTGAATAAAAAAGAAAAGAAAATCTAAATGCAAAGCACGGGCAAGTACTAAAGCATCATTGGTATCCTCAATCATCTCAACAACTGGGTAGTAATCAAAGCCTAAACCAAAAGCATACCACCTGTTTAAACCAACATTGATGGATGTTCTCCCAAAGTCTTTCACTTTCTTTTCTCCGCCCTGATAGCAAGTTTTGCTGGGCTGTACCCACCAACTGTCTTGCCTGTTTTCTTTTGAACCTTAGGATTTTTTTTCCAAGCCTTACCGTTCTTACGGTCATTGTTTCTACCTGTACTTTTAACTACTGGCTTGCCCATGTCTTATTCCGTTTCTGCTCTTGCCTGAGCATTAGACTTAACAACTCTCCTACGGTTTGTCCAAATCGGTGGCTCTCCACCCAGTCTATCTTGAAGTTTCTTGATAGCCCTATGAACTCTCTTGCGTAATGCTTCCTCACTCATCTCATACACAACGGCTAACACATCAAAGTCCATGCCACCATTAGCGTATCGTTGCCGGAGAAGGTTCTTGTCTTGCTCGTTTAAACCATGTAATCCATTGGCTACATCAGATAGCAAAGCCATGCGGTTATTACCTTCACTTGGTTTGCCACTCTTACTTACGAACTCATTGCTTAAATCAGGTGCATCTAACCAGCCTTCGTAATCCCATACATCTCGTAGTAATTCATGCAGGATAGCGGGGGTATAGTAAAAGAAATCATTGGTAGATACACGGGACTTATAGGCACGCTCTTTCGTCACAAATTTCTGCGCTTCGTTAGCAAATGTGCGGCGTAGTTTAAACGGCAAAGACTCTTGCTCGTTCCACTCATCAATCTTGTGCCAATGCTCTAATGACCACAGGATTAGATGCTGAAAAATGTCGTCAATAGAAACAGCGTTCTTGTTTATCTTGGCTGAGTACCGAGATGCAGTCCTCGCTAGTTTGTAAACAGTATCCCAAAGCGGGGACTTCTCAACATCCTTTAACTCCACTCTTACTCCTTTATGACTACATCTAACCAGTAGCGTTTAAACATCATAGCATTAACTCGCACCACAAGGTCACGCTCATTGGTATCGTGGCGAACATTAAACTCAGGCATCAACCCAGCCAGTTCTTTGACTGGTATCAGTAAAGTTCCATCAGTAAATCTAAAACAAATACGGTGAAAAGTATCGGGGTTATCTAAATACGGTGGGCTAATCAACATCTGCTGCAACTTATTAAACGGAAAGATTGCTGGGATACTGCTATCTATGGACAGCCACTTAATCTCTATGTCGCCTAGGTAGTTCTCTCTACCGTTGTCGTGCAACCAAGTTAAATGAAAGTCGGTGAAGTAAAACCTAGGCGTAGGGTAGAAGCGCCAGTTCGGATAGAGCCTAGATAAAGCGTGAACGGCAGCAGTTTCCCGTCTGCCGTCACCGCCCACCTGACGGATAGGTTCCAAAAACTCAGGCATAATGCTTGTTGTTTACTATGAATTGACCCTTGTGTAGATACACAGGAGTAGGGAATACTTGACGGTCTTTAATTGTTAGCAAACCAAATCCTTGCTGCCAGTTGGCAGACCCGCCCACATAGTGGGCAGCGTTTAAACGCATCATGTTTCCCACCTCAAATCCATACAACTGTTCCGTCACTTTTCCATTTACTGATGTTGTAAACGCTTGCAAACCCAAACGGTGCGTGTGTCCACAGACGACACTCTTGCCAAAGCGTTTTGCCAAATTCATTGCGGTTCCGCCTGCGATACGACTCATAGCACCTTCGTCACCGTGAGCAAGCAACCAGTTCGGTGCTAGTTCTACCGGCTTACGGTGCAATGTAATGTTTAAACGGTCAAGGTCAAGCATTTCCTCTAGCGTTAAACTACTAAGGCTGCGTAGTGCGGGCGCATACTGCGACACATACTTCTCAACTCTTATGTCGTGGTTGCCAGTCTTAAAATGAATAGGTCTGCGACCCATGATGTGGCGTAAGTCAGCAAGTAAATCTGTTGCTTCATTAACGGAAGCCTGTAATGTTCTTGCGTATTCGCCAGCATTACCCCTTGACCAACGGCTAGGTTCAGGCTGGTCAATCCAATCTCCCACTATCCACAGTTCATTGGGTTTGTAATCCCAAATGAAATCGTGGAGTAGAGCGACTGCTTTTCTATCTTGAAACGGTACTTGATAGTCACTCAGTACCACGATTTTTTTAATCATGTGTTTAAACTCCTGCTCGTTTTCGTAGCCCGTCAGCGCCCTCAGTTAAGAACACATCATTTACATCACACCCCTCAGGCATGAACACGGGAAATACATTGTCTAGTTCACGGGATAAACTCTTTGCCATCTCACGACCAGCATTATCACCATCACAAAACAATAAAATCTTTGACCAATCTGCTAACACTCTGCCATAAAATGGTTTCCAATTATTAGCCCCCGGAAGTCCGAC